TAGGTGATGATGGTGTTGTGTTTGAAAATTGCAAATTCGATAACGGAATGTTGGAGATTGATACAGAATCATCAGTTACTTTCTTAGGTCTTGAAGAACAGAAAGAAGAAAACAACAGACAAAGAATAAAAGATTTGTTGGAGAAAAGAAAACAAAGAGAAGAAAATAAGTAAAAATTATGAATGAAAATATATTAAAGGAGAACCCTAATAGGTTTGTTATCTTCCCGATTCAGTATAATGATATTTGGGAATACTATAAACAACACCAAGCAGCTTTTTGGACCGCTGAGGAAATTGATTTGACAAACGATATTCGAGATTGGGAAAACTTATCGGATAATGAAAAGTTTTTTGTTAAGAATGTTTTGTCGTTTTTTGCGGCATCTGATGGTATTGTTAATGAAAATTTAGCGGAGAATTTCTATCGAGAAGTACAATATCCTGAAGCTAAATTCTTTTATGGTATACAATTGGCAATGGAGAATATCCATTCGTTAATGTACTCTCTTTTAATTGATACTTACGTATCAAATCCTGAAGAAAAGGACGAATGTTTTCACGCAATTGATAGGTTACCTGCGGTACAGAAAAAAGCAAAATGGGCTCTTGAATGGATTGAAAATGCGTCATTCCAAGAGAGATTAGTTGCCTTTGCTGCAGTTGAAGGTATCTTCTTCTCAGGTTCATTCTGTTCTATTTTTTGGTTGAAATCTAGAGGAATCATGCAAGGTTTGTGTAATGCTAATTCATTAATTTTTAAAGATGAAAATTTACATTGTGATTTTGCAATTCACTTATTAAACAATCATTGTGAGAACAAACCATCTGAAAAAAGAATTAAAGAGATTCTTCTTTCGGCTTTAGAAATTGAAAAGGAATTCATAACAGAGTCTCTTCCTGTTTCATTAATAGGAATGAATTCAAATTTGATGAAACAATATCTTGAATTTGTGGTTGATGGATTACTAATTAAATTAGGATGTAAAAAACACTTCAATGTTGAACAACCATTTAAATTTATGGAACAAATTGCGGTTGAAACTAAAGGTAATTTTTTCGAATCTAGAACTGTTGAATATCAGAAAGCGAAATTGAATGAAACAATTTCTTTTACTGATGATTTTTAATTAAAAATTTATTACAATATGATGTCACTTAGAATTAAAAAACGAAGTGGAGACGACGCGTCGTTTAATCCACAGAAAATCTATAATCGAATTAAACGAGCATCTAAAGGATTGAACGTTAATTCAGATGAGATTTTTATAAAAGTAATCACTTCAGTACCTACCGAAGGATTGATTACGACTAAAGAGTTAGATAAACTTATTTATGAAATTGCTGCGGCTTTTACAGGTAGTCATCATGATTATTCTCGTTTAGCTTCTTCAGTTGCGATTTCTTCATATCATAAGGAAACCGATAGTAGTTTCTCGAATACTATGCACATGTTACACGATGAAGGAATCGTTAATGATGAATTTATGAATATGATTGAAAAGTATGGTCCTGAGAAAATTGACGAAGTAATTAATCACGACAATGATTATAATTTTGATTATTTTGCTTGGAGGTCTCTACAAGAAATGTACTTATTAAAATTATCAAACGGTAAGGTAATTGAAAGACCTCAACACATGTATATGAGAGTTGCCATTTGGGTGACTAAATCATTTGAACAAGCGGTTGAGTATTATAAATCATTATCTAATCAGTTGATTTCACCAGCAACACCAATCATGATTAACGCAGGTACCAAAGTACCGCAATTAGCGTCTTGTGTTTTACATTATAACAATTCAGATTCTCGTAACGGATTATTAAATACGTTAAACGACATCTCGACGTACTCATCAGATGCTGCAGGGATTGGATTATCGATGTCAAATATTAGAAGTAAAGAAAGTAGGATTTCTTCATCAGGAGGTTTCGCGGGAGGATTATTAAAGTATCTTAAGATTGTTAACGAATCACTTAGATTCTTCAACCAACAAGGTAGGAGACCAGGTAGTGCGGCAATTTATCTTGAACCTTGGCATAAAGATATTTTTGACTTATTAGATATCAAGAAAAACACAGGTGCTGAGGAACTAAGAGCTCGTGATTTATTCACTGCTTTATGGATACCTGATAATTTCATGAGGGCGGTTAAATCAAATAGCGATTGGTATCTATTCTGTCCTAATGATATTAAAAGAGCGGGTTTAAAACCGTTACAAGAATGTTACGGACAAGAATATGAAGAAGAATATAATAAGGCAGTTAGTCTTGGTATCGGTAAAAAGGTTAAAGCTCAAGATATTTGGACAAAAATTATTGAATCACAAGTTGAAACAGGCGTTCCTTATTTATGTTCTAAGGATAGTGCGAATAGAAAGACTAATCACCAAAATATTGGTGTAATTAAACAATCGAACCTTTGTAATGAGATTTATCAATACACCGATGAAGAGACTACTGCGATATGTACACTTTCATCAATGGTATTAAAGAACTTTATTATTGATGGTAAATTCGATTTTAAACTACTTTATTCTGAAGTAAGAAAAGTGGTTCGAGCATTAAATAAAGTGGTAGATATTAATAACTACTCAACCGAGAAAGGACGTAAAGGAGGTCTTGAACAAAGAGCAATTGCTATTGGGACCCAAGGATTAGCGGATGTGTTTTATTTAATGGATTATATCTTCACTTCGGAAGATGCGAAACAATTAAACAAGAACATTTTCGAAACTATTTATTTTGCAGCGATTACTGAAAGTATGGAATTGTGTAAGTCAGGAGAATACAAACCATATGCTCATTTCGAAGGTTCTCCAATGTCAAAAGGAGTTTTCCAATTTGATATGTGGGGTCTTGACTACGAAGGATTAGGTAGAATGTGGGATTGGGAAAGTCTTAAATTAGAAGTTTCAAATCATGGTGTTTGTAATTCTTTATTCACCGCTCAGATGCCTGTTGCATCATCAGCAAAAATCACAGGTTCGTTTGAAATGACAGAACCCGCTCACTCCGCATTATTTAATAGAAGAGTCGTTGGTGGTGAAATTATGATTGTTAATAAATACTTAATTAGTGACTTTGAAAAAATTGGTATATGGTGTGAAGATTTAAAGAATGAAATCATTCTTAATGAAGGGTCAATCCAAAATGTAAACTTTAATAATTACCTTGATTTAGAAGACAAACGTTACAACTTTAAAGTTAAAAGAATTGAACACCTAATTCAAAAATATAAAACAATTTGGGAAATTTCGCAAAGAGAACTTATTGATATGGCGGCAGATAGAGCACCATTCATTGACCAATCACAGTCGATGAATATCTATATGGCGAACCCAACGTTATCAAAGATTACTTCATCACACTTCCATTCTTGGGAAAAAGGATTGAAAACACTTTGTTATTATGTTAGGACCAAAGCAATATCAACAGGTGCTAAACATTTGGCAGTTGATATCTCAAAGATTGAAAGACCAAAACCAATAGTTGAGACACCTAAGGTTGATTTTAATAATATGAATTTACCTGAAAAACCAGTAGACAGTCAATTTGATTGTTTTGGTTGTTCATCTTAAAAATAAATCCCGATTAATCGGGATTTTTTATTTTAAACAGTATTTAAAGAAAATTATCACGTAGTATATTTATAGTTAATGGCAGATGGAAGAACATATGGTATAAATTTCCCTTTTAGAGATTCATCAAAAGGTACTTATCTTGAGTTATCTGAATTTAATGATGAGGAAATTAGAAGTAGTTTAATTCACTTATTGTTAACTAGAAAAGGTACTAGATATTATTTACCTGATTTTGGTACGAGACTTTACGAATATATTTTTGAACCAATGGACGGACCTACTTTTTCAGACATTGAATCGGAAATAAGAGAATCTGTTACAGAATACATACCAAACATAACTATCACTAATATTAGTATAACCGCAGCATCTGATGGTGAAGAAGATAAAGGTACTTACATAAGTAATGAAGACGAGAGAGTATATAGAGTACC